CTGGAGAAATGTTTAAAGGCTTCCAGCATGAAACAATTGCTAGAGATCTTGTAACTAAGAGAACACTTAAGAACGGAAAATCATTACAGTTCATCTACACAGGTAGGATGACAAGTTCTTTCCACACACCGGGGACTCCAATACTTGGAAACAGTGACAAGGCACCCCCAGTTGCTGAGAAGACCATTGTTATGGATGATCTACTAATCAGTTCTGCATTCGTTTATGACCTAGACGAGACTATGGCACACTACGAATTGAGGGGAGAAATATCTAAGAAGATTGGATATGCTCTTGCAGAGAAATATGACAGACTTATCTTCCGTGCAATTACACGCGGAGCTAGAGCTGCTTCTCCAGTTTCTGCAACAGGTTTTGTAGAACCCGGCGGAACACAGATTAGAGTTGGTAGTCATGCTACTAATCAATCTGATGCATATGATGCTTCCAACTTAATTGACGCTTTCTATGACGCTGCTGCTGCAATGGACGAGAAAGGAGTTAGTGGTTCTGGCAGATGTGCTGTACTTAACCCACGTCAATACTATTCCTTGATCCAAAATGTTGGTTCAAACGGTCTAGTAAACAGAGACGTTCAGGGTTCTGCATTACAAGGCGGTACTGGTGTTATCGAAATAGCTGGAATCCACATCTACAAATCTATGAATATTCCATTCTTAGGTAAGTATGGTGTTGCTTATGACGGCACAACAGGTGAGACTTCTCCTGGAAATCTTGGTTCACATATTGGACCTACACCTGAAAATGCTAATGCTACTGGCGGAGTTAACAACGACTATGGTACTAACACTGAGTTAGGTTCTAAGTCTTGTGGACTAATCTTCCAAAAGGAAGCTGCTGGTGTTGTTGAAGCAATCGGACCACAAGTACAGGTAACAAACGGAGACGTTTCTGTAATCTACCAAGGTGATGTAATCCTTGGACGCATGGCTATGGGTGCGGACTACCTAAACCCAGCTGCTGCTGTTGAATTGCATATAGGTGCTACTGCTCCTTCTGCATTCTAATTTATACATTTATACGGGACCTTCGGGTCCCTTTTTTTTTATCTATGACAACTCCCACAACAATTGACACCGATACAGAACTATCCGCAGTGAACTCAATACTGGGAGCTATCGGTCAGAGTCCAATAACAGAATTAAATTTTACTAATCCAGAGATATCATTCATATACAACATACTGACTGAAGTCAACAAAGATGTACAGAACGAAGGATGGATATTTAATATTGAAAAACATTATCCAGCATCACCAGATAGTACAAGTAAAAGAATAACTATTGCTTCTAATATCCTTAGATATGATTTAAGTGATGGGCAAACATTTAGAACACAAGATGTAGTAAGAAGAGTACAAAACGGTATTACATATTTATATGACACTGTTAACCATCAATATGAATTTGATGAAGACCTTGAATTAGATGTTATTTATCTTTTCCCATATACAGATTTACCTTCTGCATTTAGAAGATACATAGTATCGAGAGCGTCAGTAAGAGCTGCAACACAGCTAGTTAACAATCCTCAATTAGTTCAATTACTACAACAACAAGAAGCTATGAACAGAGCTAGTTGTATGGAATATGAATGTAATCAAGGAGATCATTCTTACTTAGGCTTTAGTCATAATCAAACCTATAGATCTTATCAACCTTTTAAAGCACTGCAACGCTAATGGCAAGTATCACACAAAAAATAAATTCAGTTAATGGTGGTATTTCACAACAGCCTGATGAATTAAAAGTTCCCGGTCAAGTTGTCTCAGCTAAGAATGTATTTCCTGATGTAACTCATGGATTACAAAAGCGTCCGGGAAGTAAACTTATAGACTCTTTAAGTAATGGGACAAAAAATTCTTATACAACTGGTAAATGGTTTAGTTACTACAGAGATGAAACAGAACAATATATAGGACAAGTAATAAGAAGAAAAGAAAATGACGGATCTTCTCATGCTGATGATGGGCTTATCAGAATGTGGAGATGTAGTGATGGTCAGGAAATGCATGTTAATGGTAATACAGGAGCACTTACTACTTATCTACAACACAGTAACGATGACGATATACAGACGTTAACCTTAAACGATACAACTTTTATAAACAACAGAACTATACCTACTGCTATGGCTACAACAGTCGAAGCAGTTCAACCTAACCAAGCGTTTGTAGAATTAAAACAGATTAAATATGCCAGCCAATATAACCTCGATATTTTTAACAGCACAGCTACTAATGACCTTAGTACAGTTTCTACAGCTACTAGATTAGGTGTTAGTTATACATTAGGTACAACTTATCTCAACGCTCGTACCGAAGGTACATGTGACAGTGTAGGTACTGAAGTGTTTACTGTTAATATTGCTGAAGGTGGTAGTTATGTTACTGCTTTAGACAAAGATGGTAATACTATATCTGGTAGAGGTAGTAATTTATATTTTAGAATTACTGCTACTGGACAACCTACTACAACTGGAGGAGCTACTCCTACTTATGTATGTCGTTACACAGTAAAAATTGACATGCTATATGGTGGCGAAGGTTGGCAGACAGGTGATGTAGTAAAAGTTAGAATGAAAAATGCTTCTTCACAAACTGATTATTCAGTAACTATTGAAGAGTCTAGTACTGCAACAGTATCAGCAAATTTAAGTTTAGTCAGACCTTCTCCTACACCATTTGATGGCGAGACTGCTGTTACAGCAGATAGTATTTTAGGTACATTAAAATCTGAAATACTAGATTCCGAAAATTCTATTGTAGACCCTGAATACGTAACAGCTACCACAGCACAAACCCGAAATATTATTATAATTACACTCGCTAATCATGGGTATAGTGCTGGAGATACTGTGGACTTATTTTGGACACAATCAGCTCATTATTCCGGATCACCGGATAATGGTACATTTACAGTTTTAGCAAGTGGTGCTAGTAATAATATTCCTTCTGTAGGACCAACTCCAAATACATTTTGTGTAGAGACTAACGATCCCGGTAATGGTACTTTTTACCCTAACGTTACATATCCAAACGGCACAGTTGCAATACTAAAGAATCAAACCGCATTTACTGCAACTCAAATAGGTAATGGTTTATATATAACAAGACCTGATTCAGAAGTACCTTTCAACATTAATACAGGAGCTAGTGAGTTATTAAATGTACTGACATCTGAAGTACAAGACGTAGCTGACTTACCTAAACAATGTAAACATGGCTATGTAGTTAAGATTAGAAATAGTGCTAATGATGAAGATGATTATTATGTAAAATTCTTTGCTAACAACAACCTAAGTGGCGAAGGTGTTTGGGAAGAATGTGCAAAACCGGGAAGACGAATTGAAATTGATAAGGCAACTATGCCTATACAACTTGTAAGAACAGGTGCAACAGCATTTACTTTAAGTCAAGTTGATTATGATAACTGCGCTGTAGGAGATGACTTAACTGCACCTGAACCAAGTTTCATATCACCTATACCAGCTTCAGCCGCGACTGCTAGAACTATTAACAAAATGGTTTTCTTTAGAAATCGTCTTGTATTTCTAAGTGATGAAAACGTTATAATGTCCCGTCCGGGAGACTTCTTTAACTTCTGGCCGAAGTCTGCAATAGCAGCATCAGCTGAAGATCCTATTGATTTATCTTGTAGCTCTGAATATCCCGCTATTGTTTACGATGCTATACAAGTTAATACAGGCTTAGTTCTATTTACTAAAAATCAACAGTTTATGTTGACTACAGATAGTGATGTTTTGAGTCCTATAACAGCAAAAATAAATTCTCTATCAACCTACAATTTTAATTATAAAACTAATCCAATATCACTTGGTACAACAATTGCTTTCTTAGATAATGCTGGTAAGTTTACTAGGATGTTTGAGATGGCTAGTGTTCTCAGAGAAGGGGAACCATTGATACTAGAACAAAGTAAAGTTATATCTAAGCTATTTCCAAAAGACATAACCTTAATAGCTAATAGTAGAGAAAACTCTTTTATTGTATTTGCTGCAAAAGATGGCACTACTTTATATGGCTATAAATATTTTACTTCAGGTGAAAAGAGATTAATGCAATCTTGGATTACATGGGAATTAACAGGCAATATACAACATGTATGCATGTTAGATGATTCAATTTATGCCGTTGTTAGATCTGCTGGTGTAGATGTAATGCAAAGATTTAATCTGAAACTTAGTGATGATACAACTGAAAGTATTACACAAACTGATAAAACTTATAAGGTTTATTTAGATAACATATCTGAAATTGCCGTAAGCACAGGTACTTATAGTACTTCAACAAATCAAACTACATTTGTTAGACCAAACGGTTATACCAGCAGCAAGCAATTAGCTGTATATGATATTGATATAGATGATGATCTTGGTGTTTACGTATCCAAAAGGTCTGATGGAACAAGTGCAGTAAGTTTCGGAGGTTCTAATAATAATACTTTATCTATTGATGGAGATTGGTCTGGTCACGTAAAAACTATTAACGTTACCAATCAAGGGACTGGATATACTACAGCTCCGACAGTCACTTTGTCTGGAGGTGGAGGTAGTGGTGCTATAGCTACTGCCCACATTGCTGATGGAAAAGTTACAAGCGTTTCTATTAATAATGATGGCTATAATTACACAGCTATTCCAACAATTACTTTTTCTGGTGGTGGAGGTTCTAACGCAGCTGCCACAGCAACTATTGACGATACTAAATTTTTACTTGGTTATAACTATGATATGGAAATAGAATTTCCTAAGTTTTACTACACCCAACAATCAGGTGAAAAATATGTAACTGATGTACAAAGTAATTTAATCATCCATAGAATTAAATTTAATTTTGGACCATTAGGAATGTATGAAACAACATTAAAACGCGTTGGTAAAACAGATTATAATGAGACATTTGAATCACGTTATGCTGACCAATATGCTGCTAATACCTTAGTAATAGATGCTGAACAAGAAGTTACATTACCTATATATGAGAGAAATACAAATTACACATTAACACTTAAATCTAGTCACCCATCACCAGCCACATTGTATTCATTGGCATGGGAAGGAGACTATTCATCAAGACTATATAAACGTGTCTAAATTTATTCACCCAGTAACGATGGAAGCTGCTTTAACAGTAGCTTCTAATCTTTTACCAGATGACCGTAGGGAAGTAGAAGAGGGTCATGGACATGATCCTGTAGTGGCAATACCTCGTTGTACCGAAGTAGGTGACAGCGTGTATTTCACAGTTCCCAATGGCGATTTAGCCGGAGTAGCGGGAGTACAAGAAGATGGCAGAATCTGGATGCTATGTACACCAGCTATTCATAAATACCCACTAACTTTTGCTAGAGAAGCTAAAAGATATGTGGAAAGTAGACAAGAGAAGTTGCTTTGGAACATCGTTGATAAACGAAACAAAGTTCATATAAAACTACTCAGATTCCTTGGGTTCAAATTTTTAAGGGAATTAAAACACGGACCTAATAATTTATCCTTTATGGAGTTTTGCCGTGTGTTTAGGAGCACAAGCGAGAACAGCTAATGCTAACGCTCGCAGACAATATCAAGCAGCTAATAACCAGCGTGAATCCAATTGGATGCAATCACTTGCTGTTTATAATGCAAAGATAAATCAGTATGAACAGGATTTAGATAACACACAAGTTGCTATCGGAAATCAATATGCTGATGCACAGAGAAAAAAGAATGAGGTTAGGCAAGAAGCTGAATTAAGATATGAAGGTTTATATGCCAACCTTTTAAAAGATAGTAAGTATAGTCAGTTATTAGCTAGTGGTAGAACAGGAAGGTCTATTGCAAGACAAGGTGTTTTAGACGCTGCTAGTTATGGTCGAGACGTGACTAAAATTACTAGGAAAATATTATTAACTGATAGAGAAGCTGATAGAGAAACTAGTAAAGCAGTCGGTGCATTGATTGGTAGAAGAGATCAACAGTACGCCGGTGTAGCTTTCCAACCTATACCAGATGTTGAACCCCCACAACCTGTTATGCAGAGTGTAGGTGCGGCTATGTTTATGGATGCTTTATCTATTGGTACAAAAGTAATCACAGGTCTTGGACCTATGGGATTTAATGTATTATGACAAACAGTTATTTTATAGAAGCACCAGACTACGCTTCAATATTAGATAGATCATTTACGTCTTTAAATGCAAGTCTTGCTAGGCAAGAAGCAATGGAGCGG